AGGATTTTTCAAAAGATACTGTCTTAAAAGCCTCGCAAATGTACTTAATGCAAGGCAAACAAAACAACTCAACCTTAGAACACCAATACGAATTAAACGGACTTAGTTTAGTTGAGAGTTGGCTTGTAGAAGATAAGGTACACGACAAAAGTGTAAAGTACGGAATGGACTTGCCACTTGGTACTTGGGTAGGTGCTGTAAAAGTAAACAACGACCAAATTTGGAATGAGTTTGTAAAAACTGGTAAGGTCAAAGGCTTTAGCATAGAGGGTTATTTTGCTGACAAAATGGAACGTCCTAAAGAAAGCATAAAGGACGAACTTGCTAAGATAGAAGAAGCCGAAGCAGAGTATTTACTAAGTCAAGTAAAGGCTATTATTAAAAGTGATAAAAGATACAAAAGCGGAAAAAAGACAACCTTAGAAAGCTACACAGATTACCCAGATGCAGTAAAGAACAATGCTAAACGAGGCATAGACCTAAACAAAAAGGTAAACAACAAATGCGCTACTGAGGTTGGTAAGATACGAGCGCAACAATTAGCACAAGGTAAGCCAATAAGTGAAGAAACTATTAAACGTATGTATTCCTACTTGTCAAGGGCAGAAGAATACTACGACGAAAATGACAAAGAAACGTGTGGTACTATCTCTTATTTATTGTGGGGTGGTTTAGCTGGAAAGCGTTATGCTGCTAAGAAACTAAAAGAGTTTGGGGAGTTAAGCCTTGCATCTATGACTGTAAACGAGGACTTTGCTATTATAGACGACCGCTTGGCTTATTCAACAGAAGAAAAAGCTAAAGAGATGTCAGCTAACATAGGTTGCGAAGGAATACACACTCACGAATACGAAGGTAAGACTTGGTATATGCCTTGCGAACAACACAGCGTAGATATGTACGGCAAATGCCCTAAAGGTTACAAGAAAAAGGGTGGCAAATGCGTAAAGTAGCGACACAGATAGAAAAAAAGAAAATAAGACGTAAAGGAGTACACGCTAAAAGCAAAACAAGTAAACTAAAGTCAAGTAAGAACTATAAAAAGTTAAACAGAGGGCAAGGATGCTAAAAAGAATTAAAAAATTTATAACACCAAGTAAAACGAGCCCTAAGGGAAGTCGCAGAGGCGGTTGTTTGTGTGAAGATAACACTTACAAAACCAAATGCTGTGATGGAAGTTTAAGGGCGCAAGGTGTTGGGAACGTCTGAAAATGCAAAATTAATTTTTAACACTTATATATTAATATGAATACAAATGATATGATATCGAAAATCAAAGAAGTTGTAGGCTTATCTGAAGAAGTTAAGCTTGAGCAACAAACTTTAGAAAATGGTGCTATCTTGGAAGCTGAAAGTTTTGAGGCTGGACAAGAAATTTTTATCGTTTCTGAAGATGAGAAAATTGCCGTACCAGTTGGCGAATACCAAATGGAAGATGGGCGTATTTTAGTAGTAGCTGAAGAAGGTTTAATTGCTGAGATTAAAGCAGAAGAAGAAGAAGTTGAAGAAGAAGTTGAAGAAGAAGTTGAAGAAGTAGAGGCTAAAGAAGAACTTGAAGAAGAAAAAGAAGAAATGTCTTACGCTACTAAAAAAGAACTTGCTGAGGTTAAAGAAATGATTGAAGAAATCAAAGCTATGCTTGAGCCTAAAGAGGACTTGAGTGCTGATGACTTAGGCAACCTTATGACTGAAGAACTTGCTAAACACGAAAAAACAGAATTAAGCGAAGTACCAGAAGAAGTACAAGAGGAACTAAACCAACCAGCTGCAGAGCCAATCAAGGCTAACCCAGAGGTACAAACAAAACAAAATTTCAAGTTTGCTAACAAAAGAAGATTAAGCACACTTGATAGAGTAATGAACAAAATAATTAACAACTAAAATTAAATAAAATGCCAAATCCAACAATTACTGCCTCCAGTTACGCTGGAGAATTTGCTGGGAAGTACTTAGGTGCTGCCCTTCTATCTGCTTCAACATTAGACGCTGGAGCTGTAACAATCTTGCCTAACATCAAGTATAAAGCTGCTATGAAAGTAGGTGCTTTTTCTAACTTGGTACGTTCTGCTGATTGTGATTTTGATGCTACTACTTCTGGTCTTACATTGACTGAAAAAGTACTAACACCAACTGAACTACAAGTAAACCTACAAATCTGTAAAAAAGAATTACACGCAGATTGGGAAGCTGCTCAAATGGGTTTTTCTGCCTTTGACGAGTTGCCACCTTTATTCTCTGACTACGTTATCTCAAGAGTAGCTGCTGAGGTTGCTAATGCAACTGAAACTTCTATTTGGAGTGGAGCTGCTGGAGAAGGTTCTTTCGATGGTTATTTACAAGTTTGTTTAGCTGATAGCGACGTAAACGACATTACTGCAAGTGCTATCACTTCTGCTAACGTAATTGCTGAATTAGGTTCTGTTGTAGACTCAGCTGTTACTAATTGTCCTGGAATCTTAGGAAAAGAGGACTTAACAATGTACGTTTCTACAAACGTTGCTCAGGCTTACATTCGTGCTTTAGGTGGCTTTGCTTCTAACATCGGCGGTGCTGGTACTGATAACAAAGGAACACAATGGTATAACGGAGGAGCTTTATCTTTCGAAGGTATTAATATGTTTGTGGCTAAAGGTTTCGGAAGCAACAAAGCTTTATTAACACCTAAGTCTAACTTGTTCTTTGGAACTGGCCTTTTAGATGACAGAAACGAAGTTAAAGTAATTGATATGGCTGACCTTGATGGTTCTCAGAATGTCCGCGTAGTAATGCGTTACACAGCTGGGGTACAAATCGGAATTGGTAACGATATCGTACTTTATTCTTAATAAATTAAATTAATCAACATAAATTGGGGTGGGCAAAACTGCCTACCCTTTTTTATTAAATCTAAAAAAATATGGCTTGTGCAATAACAAAAGGTAGAGGAGTTGGATGTAAGACCGCCTTTGCTGGAATTAAAAATATTTACATCTTAGATTATAGTGCTGCCATTGCTGCTTTAGGCGATAGTAATGGTACTATAACACTACCAACGGATAACTCTGCTGAGTTCTTTAAGTTTGAAGTAAAGGGCGGTTTAAGTTCTTTAGAAACTGCTGTAACATCAAGCAGAGAAAACGGAACTACTTTTTACGAAAGTACTTTAAATGTTACTTTCCAAAACTTAGACGTAGCGACACAAGAAGAGATTAAACTCTTAAATAGAGGTCGTGCGCATTACGTTGTAGAATTGTACCCAGATGGTGCTGGGAATACTAAGCGTTTGTTAGTAGGTAGAGATAATGGCGCAGAAATCACTGGCGGAACTATCGTTACTGGTGCTGCACCCGGAGATTTACAAGGGTTTACTTTAACTGCGGTTGCTACCGAAGTGTTCCCACCTTTCTTCTGTACTGAACCAGACGTAAGTGCTGCAACACCAATATCACCAGCATAGTAGTTTATTTATGTTTAAAATTAGCCTTTCTTTTTGAGAGGCTTTTTTTATGCCCAACAGATAAGAAATAAAAAAAAATAAAAAAAAATTAAAAAAAACTTGTTAATTATTTGTTTATAACGTTTATTATGTTGTATATTTGTAGTGTAAAACAAAAACAAAAACAATTATGTACACAAAAGAAGAAATTAAATTAGAGTTAGAATGGTTAAACCCAACTGATGAAGAAGTTACAATCGTAAGAAACTACGCAGACGATTATGGTTATTCAATTTTAGAAGCTGCTGAGTTAGTTTTAGACCGATAAGATAAGTTATAACAACAAACACCAACACCCTTGCTAAACGCAGGGGTTTTTTTTTATACAAAATAAAATAGTTTTGTTTATATATTAGTATGAAGATTATAGGAACTAATGGCGATAAAACTTTTAAGGTTATACCACGTCAATTTGTAAGCGGTGCAATTACTATAAACCTAACAAGCGAAAGTACTGGCGCAACTATAAATAAAACACCTACCGCTTCAACAGACGGCAATTATATGTCATTTGTAGCCGCTTTCGGTACATTAACTGAGGGCGATTTTTATATGCTTGAAGTAAAGAATGGTGCTGCTGTAATTTACAAAGACAAAGTATTTTGCACAGACCAAACTATAAACCAAGCTAACAACGATTACTATTCTGTAAATAGTGGCGAATACACCACAGAGAATAGCTTTGATAACGATTATATTATTTTATGAACGATTTAAGAATAGTTAATTTAAGCAGTTACACAAGTCCAGAGATTGTAGAGAAATCAAACAAACAATGGGTAGCGTATGGAAGCGATAACAACTACTTTCAATACCTTATAGACCGCTACAACGGAAGTCCTACTAACAACGCTATTATAAATGGTGTTAGCCAAATGATTTACGGAAAAGGCTTAGATGCTTTAGACAGCAATAAAAAACCAGAGGCTTACGCTAAAATGATTACTTTATTTAAAAAGGATTGTGTGCGCAAGTTGTGTTACGATTTAAAGCTTATGGGTCAATGCTCAATACAAGTTATTTACTCAAAGGATAGAAAAACAATCGCACAAGTGGAACACATCCCAGTAGAAAATTTAAGAGCAGAGAAATGCAATGAGAAAGGCGAAATAACTGGCTACTATTATAGTGATGATTGGTCTAAGGTAAAGCAAAGAACAGAACTAAAACGCATACCAGCTTTTGGCTATTCAAACGAAAGTATTGAGATTATATACATTAAGCCTTACAGAGCGGGTTATAAGTACTATTCAAGCCCAGATTATCAAGGTGGTTTGCAGTACGCAGAATTAGAAGAAGAAATATCTAACTATCATTTAAACAACATTCTTAATGGTCTTGCACCAAGTATGTTAATTAACTTTAACAACGGAACACCAAACGCTGAGGAAAGACAAAACTTAGAAAATCGCATATATTCTAAATTTAGTGGCTCAAGCAACGCTGGTAAGTTTATACTTGCTTTTAATGATAACGCAGAGAGCCAAGCTACAATAGAGCCTATACAGTTAAGTGATGCACATAACCAATACCAATTTTTAAGCGATGAGAGTGGCAAGAAGATTATGGTAGCGCACCGAGTTGTAAGTCCTATGCTTTTAGGAATTAAAGACAGCACTGGATTGGGTAATAACGCAGACGAACTACAAACAGCATCAGTCTTAATGGATAACACAGTTATTAGACCATTTCAGCACCTTTTAATAGATGCCTTTGACAGTATATTAGCTTTTAATAATATCTCTTTAAAACTATATTTTAAGACCTTACAACCGCTTGAATTTACAGACCTTGAAAACGTAGAGGACGAAGAAACAAGGGAAGAAGAAACTGGCGTAAAATTAGCCAAAGAATTACCAAAGGAATTAGGTAGCGATATAGCAGATGCCTTAATTGACTTAGGAGAAGACGAAGCAGACCTTTTAAGCGACTTTGACGTAATGGATGAGCGAGAGG